ATTCCTATATTTCCATCAAAATTAATTCTTAATGCTTCTTGCGAGGTGGTTGAAAATGTAAAAAAAGAACCTCCTGCGGTACTTATAAAATCTGTTCTATTATCATTATTGTTATTATTATCATTGTAAATTCTAATTGCAAAATTATTTCCGTCTGCTAAAAATCTACTTTCAGTGTACGTTGCAAATTTTTCTATTTTTGCAACTTCTAATGCATTATTTCCACCAACGGCTGTATAAAATTGTAGAGCTGTTTTTGCACGAAAAAGTAAGTTATCACTGTTTCTTGATATGTAACAATCAGTATTATTAAATCTTAACCAACTATCTGATAAAGTAATATCATTATCAAAAGTCTTTGCACCGCTTATTGATTGGCTACCTGTTGTTTTTACTAATGTACTATCATTGCCCGTGTGCCATAGTTCATTCCAACTATTCCACACTGCATTAGCGCCACTTCTCACATAAAATTTATCTGTGGTGCTTGTGCTTGCATCTCCTGCCATTTGCCAAGCTGCATAGTTATCATTCCAACCTTTTACAGTTAAAATTCCCTTCCAATCGCCTAAATTACCATAACTAAATAATGTCCTTTGTTTATAATTAAAATATGGATCATCAGGATTTGGCATATAATTACTACTACTGTTAGAACCCGTTATATATCTAACATCTTTAATATCTAATAAAGAGTGTGTATGTACACTATTAGCCTTATTATCTAGTGTTGTTTGTAAATTATTAATGTTACTAATTTGATGTGTATGTACACTATTAGCCTTACCATTTAATGCAGTTTGTAAGCCTGTAATATTACTTATAGTATGTGTATGGCTTAAACTAGCTTTACCATTTAATGCAGTTTGTAACCCAATAATATTACTTATATTATGTGTGTGGCTTAAACTAGCTTTGCCGTTTAATGCTGTTTGTAAATCTGTTTGATCTGACAATATTCCTGTAATTTGACCCCAAACACCATCGCCACCTATACCACCGCTAGATATAGTACCATTAAAAATAAAATTATTACCTTCAAAATTTCCATTCTGATCTATTTTAGAAACAGTAGCACTCCCGTTTTTAAGACTAAATAAACCATTAACATTTAATGCATTTTCCCACGTTTCCCATTTTGATATTTTATTATTCCAATTATCAATATCTGTTTGGTTTAATAATTTTACTGCTGCAGGAACTGTGGGATCTGTCTCAGTATAGTTATTACTATTATTACTAGTACTTTCGCCATCAATAGCGTCTAAAACATTAGATTCAAATTCAAAATTAAAAACATTAGATAATAATTCACATAATTCTAACTGTATATAATTAATAAAGTCATATTTATTAGATATTTTTTTAATAATATAGTATTTGTTTTCTAACTGTATTATATTATTAAAATTTATATTTAATGTATTATCTTTATTTATAATTGTTAATTTTAAATTATTTGTAGGTAATTGTTTTTGTTTTAATTTTCCAATTAGGTATAAATATATAATTGGTAATTGTTCATTTTTTCCAAAAGTATTCCATTTTTTAGTTAATACACCACCTACTTTTAAATTGCCGACATCGCTCGAACTTATACCATCACCGATATTAGTCTTTTCTGTATCTTCAAAATTTGTTGCTGAATTATCAATATTTTCTACTACATAATATTTATCATATGTTGTTTCTAAATCATTTTGTGTATTAGGTATTAACTTAAAATTATCAAATCTACATTTTATTTCCGTTGTAACATTTGTAATTATTTCAATTTCTATTATATAATCACCACTTCCTTTATTCGCAAAGTTAGCAGTAAATATATTTTTTCCGTACGACATTGTAGCAGGAAAAGTTTGTTTGTTACCCTCAAAAATTAGACTAACATTTAAAAATATTGCAGGTGCATCAACTTCTAAAGTATTAGTATTTGTGCCATTAGAAATATATTTTTCAAATTCTAATTTAATAGTATCTTCACTATTTTCTTGTACAATTGCAAAAGAAGGTGAATAAAATGCAGTATTTACTCCAGTGGGTTGTGTTGTTTCTAATTCCTCATCCACTATATTTAATTGTAAATTACCATTATTAGTTGATGTCCAATCAAGTATATTATTAGAAAAATCAGAATTATTAATTAAATTAGTCTTAATATTTCTGTTATTAAATACTATATCCGCTTTTTTAAGTGTCTTATTTTTGGATAATGTGTTCGCTTTTTCAAATTTAAAATTATCTATATTGACAACATTGGTAATATTTGTTTTTTGTATAAAAGTAAGATTATCAAATCTGTAAAAATATGCATAACTGTTTACTTCACTTTTATTTACAATTAAATATTTGTTATTTGATTGGTATAAATAACAATCAAACATTTTTAGAATACTATTAACTACATCTTTACAATTATCAAATACTTTCCTTCCATCTTCATTCCTTTTAAATCTTTCTCCCGATATAGTACTATCTGCAATTGCATTACTGTTTGCTGTGTTTAATAAACTACTCTCTTTTGTGTTTAAAATAATCTCAAAATCCAACTCCAAATTTAAATTACTTAAACAGTCTTTCAAATATGTAAGTAGTGTATTGTGTCCGCTAAAATCTGAAATAGTATAATTCTCTAATTGTGCCAAACGGTCTGTAAAAGATAATTTATATTCGTAAAAATAGTTGAAATATTGTGTTTGTATATTTTCTAAAATTAAAAAACCACTCCATTTTACAATATTATCAATAGAAAAAACTGCTTTATGTTTACCGTTTTCTGCCTCTAATAATGGTTCAAAATTAGTATTATCTTTGACACCAAAACCAAAAGATAGTTCTGAACCATTAATATTTGTATTTTCTTTTGCTGAATAATTTATTGATGCAGGTGTTATTATATTATCTATTTTAATAATACCACCAACATAATTATCTTCCAAAATATCTATTTTAATATTTTGGTTATTTGCTTTATAAATAGCTCTATATTTTACGTTCCAACTCATATTTTTTAAAATGTATTATTTTGTTTTTGTCTTGCAGAATCCACCACTGCTACTAATTCATCTCCACTCCCAATTAATCTACCTGTGATATGAATATTACCACCACCACCAGCACCAGCAACGCCTTTATTTATTACATCAAACATTTTAGATTGTTGACCTTTATTTAATACCATTTCGCCACCATTAGCCCGAATCAAGTTCCTATCCCCTTCGGTAGCACCCTCTACAATACCACCGAAGTTAAAAGTAGGTATAGGAGTTGAGGCTATAGTAGCTACCTGTATTGCACCTAAACCAGCCGTCACACCTGCTAATATTTGACCTATCAGAGGGCCTGCCGTTAATGCTTTAGCTACAGCTTGTGCTGTACTGATTATAGCACCAACCAATGCAGTTGCTTTATCCATCTTAGCCTGTTTCTTTTGTAGCTTTGCCCTTTTTGCTTGTGTTTCCTCTTCTAGCTTCTGTATTGCTGCTGCTTTTTGTCTAGCAGACATTTCAGAACTTTCTATTAATCCCCTTTCTTTTGCATAATGGTTGTCAAGTTCAGCATTTTGTTTATTCATCATAGAACTAAAAGCTGCACCTATTCCATTAGTAACTGTACTTATACCTTCACTAATACCATTAGCTGCTTTAACAACATTGTCTTTAAGTTCCAGCATTTTAACACGTGCTTCTTCTACTTTAATCTGTGGTTTTAGATATACATTAATTGGTTTTATTTGACTACCTAATCTGTTTACAGTTGCTTGAAGTTCATTTAATCCTTCATCATCTACTGTAATACCCATTGTTGTTTTCTTTTCTAATGCAGGAACATTAGCCATATCTTTAGCTATTTGTGCTTCTTCCCTGTTAAGCCTGTTTATCTCTGCTTGTACTTTAGCTTGTGCATTCTTTGCATTAGTTGCTTCACTTACTCTATTTAATAGCTCACGTTCTTTATCGTTCGCCTGTTTCATAAGCTTATTTACTTCTATTTGCAAGTCTATTGTGGCTTCATCATCACTACGCATATTATTAGCCAACTTATCAGATTCTTTTTTAATCCGTAGCTCTTCTTGTGCCAATGCTATTTTTTCATTTGACAATGTTTTTTGAATGCCAATAGATTTTTCTATAAAAGCTAATCGTTCTGCTTCTCCATATTTTTCTTTATCCTTACTCTTTCTGATTAGTTCAGATAATTGTATTTCTAATTCGGAATTTCTTAATTTTTGGGCTATCTTATCTTTCTCTAATTGAATAGCTTCTTCTTCAAGCTGCATTGCTTTTCTTGCTTCACTACTAGCTTCACCATACTTTTTCTTAACTATATCAAGATTTTCAGATACTACAGACATTGCAAGACCCACAGGTGTGGTACTCATTACTATGTCTTTTAATGCTGTTCCTGCTGTTTTAGCTGCATCTTGGAACTTACCTTCAAATAGTAATTTAAAAGCAGTACCGATTCCTTTTATACCGCCTATTAATTGTTCAAAACGAGCTAATACAAAATTCTTTATTGCACTACCAAATGCTTTTAAAGCCTTCTGTGGATTCGTAACGGCTTCAAATATTGCACCACCAAAAGCTGCAACTGTGTCTATCACAACATCAACTACAGCACCAACACCAGCTAAAGCCTTGCTTATGAAATCAGCCCCTTTTTGTGTTTTAGTAAAATATGCAACTAAAGAGCCTAAACCAATTACTAAAAGTCCAATACCAGTAGAAGCTAAAGCAACTTTAAATATTTTTAAACCACTTGTAGCACCTTTTAAACCGCCTATAATAGAAGTAAATGAACCACCTAAAGTATTCAGTGCTTGACCTGCAATTCCTAATTGACCAGTCATATTACTAGCCATTCCTTTTACACTTCCACCTATTTTACCAAAAGAAGATTGGATAGATTTACCACCGCTTTTAGTGTTCTTTGCAAACTTATTAACACTGTCTTTACTCTCCTTTAAACCCTTTTTTAGTTCTGCTGTGTTCGCTCCTATCTTTACTGCTAAATCTCCTAATAATACCATCTATATATACTTCTTCCTTCTTCTTCTTATTTACTTGTATAAATAAACGTTATTCTATTTTTTCTTTAGATTGGCAAACATCTTTTCAAAACCCTCAAATACTTCTTCATCTTGTAAAATAGATTCTACTTTTTTATCACCTTCATTATCCCAAGGGAAAGGCATTAGCTTTTGTGGTGTTGTTTTCTTATCTAGATGTATTTGTGTAAGATAATATGTTTGTGTTCTCATTATCTCATATTCTGTTTTTCTCTTTCTTGTGTTAAGAAAATTTTGTATAAATAAAAAATGATGTGCCTGTGATCTTGACATATCCAGCACATCATTGTAGTTAAGGTTGCAATGTTGAGTTATATAAGCTACTTGTAACTCTATACTAGCATCTAATTGCTTTGTAAAATCATCAATTACTTCATCACTATCTACAGATACTGATAAACCGTATAAATCATTTATTTTTTTTTATCTTTTGCGTTAAGTGTAGTAATAATAGAAGAAATTTCCTGAAAATGATCTTCTAAAATATCATCTAAATCTTCATACTTTATTTTCAATTCAGTTTTTTCTTCTTTAGCACCAGATACTAAACAGCCAAAAAATAATGGCTTATAATCTCCTACCATTATATTTCCATCTGCAAATTTTGCAAAACTTTTACCTGTTATTTCTTCGTACTTAATCATAGTTAAGTGTGATAACTTTAATGGTAATTTTTCACCTTTATACTCAAAATATTTAATCATCGTTTGTTGTTGTTAAAAAGCAGTAACTACACTATTAGATGTAGCTACTACTATGTAATGTAATTGTTATACAGTATATACTGCTTCTGTTAATGCTCCTTTTCCTGTGAAACTTGCAGACCACTTTTCCACGTCTGAACCCCCTGCGCCTCCACCACTTTTTGAGATAGCAGTTAAGATAGCAGTACCAGTATAATATGTATCTCCATCTACTTTAGCTTTTAAGGCTAATGTAGCAGTTCTTGTACTTCCAGTGCTTGTAAAACTCGAAATGAATTTGCCAAATGAACTTGAAGTACCACGTTCTACCATACCATCTATTGAAGCTGACCAACTTTTTAAACCGTCTTCTACATCTGCCCATTCTCCACTATCTAAAGTTGATGTATCAATTGTTTCTCCATTTACTTCTAAACTATATGAAGAAGCTGCTGCTATTACTTCCCCGTCCCATTCTAAAGCCACATCGTAGCTCCTTATTTTATTACTCATATTTTTTCTATTTAATACTAATTTTATTACTTTATATAATAAACGTAATTACCTTTTAAATCCTTCAAGATCAATTACTATATTATATACAAGTGTGTATTGGTTTGTTTGTAATTGTTCATCATAAAATACTGGTACACTATTTTTAAATGTAACTACTTTTACATTGGTAGTAGGTGGGAATATAACACCACTTACTGCATCTGCAATATCAAATAGGTTAGGTACTGACTTATCAAGTATTTTTATAGTTAATTTCAATGTATTAGCAAAATCAACTTGATCTATAGTATTTGCACTATCTTCTATATTTAGTTCATATACTATCTGTACATTGTCTACATCTACATTATCTGGTAATTGATTGAAGTACACATTATCATTTATAGTTGATAATTTATTATAAATGTCTATAGCTGCTGCTTTCATATCTTACTATTTTTTTTCTGTACTCTTTTGGCTGTCTTCTCTATTGCCTTATTTATTTCATTTGCGTATTCGTTTCTAAGAAAATTTATTACTTGATTAGCTGTATTATCCAGTGATTTTTCTAAGAATGGAGTAGGTGCAAATACACCTCTATTAGCACCACTTTTAGTTGTTCTTTGTACAGTACCATATTCTACCCAACGCAATTTAAAACCGTCACTATGTACTCCTACCAGTACAGCAGACTTATTATATTTATCGGCTGCTATTCTAAGATTCTTAACATCATCTTTATGTGCTTCTGGTAAGTTACTTCTCATTTCATTTAAGATAATTTTTGCACCCTGTCTATTTGCACTTCTGTATATTTTAGCTTGTGTGGCAGTGTCTAATTCACTTAATAATTTATCAAGTTCTTTAAGTCCTTGAATCTCAAAACTGTTTATGTTACCCATTTCTAACTGCTTTAATTGTTTGTCCTGTCCTATCCAGCATTGGCTGTATAGCAAGGATTTTATATTTATCATTTTGATACACTATATAGTTATTATATGTAACAGTTGGATAGTTACGGATATAAAAAGTGGCTTCTGTTTGATTAATTATTGTATCATCTGCACTTGATGCTTTACCAATTGATATATTAATATCTGCTTTAACAGAAGCAATCAATGAAGATGTAGATGTTATACTACCTAATGCATCACGTGTATTAGTATCACCATATATATCTATGTTATGTCTTAACTTGTTACCTATCATTTTAAATAAATACTATTTTCTTGTAGTAATTAATCATATTTTCATACGCTCTATTAATTGTAAATGCACCACCTGTATAACTACTTCTTTCATTGTCGTACATATCCATTATTTTAATTAAAATACATTGTTTTAAAACTGGTTTTAAATCTTGTGCTGTAAAACCTACACTATATTCTATTTCTAATTCACCCGTTACTACATCATCAAATGTTATTGTAAAAGAAAAATCATTTTTATATACTGTATAAGTAGAAACAATAACACCATTTATAGTAATACCACTAATAGTATTTAAATTACCATCTGGTATCGTTATTTCATTTTTATTATTAATGCCCGTAATAGTTATTTTATTGGCTAATGCTATATTATTTTCTATATCGTTTTCTACTATTGTAGTAGCAACAGCTATTAATCCAATTAAATAATCATTATCATCATCATAATTACTATTAACGTGTAGATGCTTTTTTACTTCACTTAGTATAATATGATTGTATGTTCTATTTACTTCTTCTATATTCATTTCCAATTGCTTTATTACTCTAATAAACGTTAAATAAAAAAAGGGTAACCATTACAGTTACCCCTTTACTCCACTACTCAACAAAAAACAAGATTATTTATGCTATAGAAGCATTTTGAATTGTCTTGAATGCATTAGGATTTACGGCAACGTCTCCTAATCTATGGTATGTTACTTTTGTTTGTCCATTATCACTTGATGAATACACGTCCACTAAAATTTGAATTCCGCCATAAAAGCCCACGTGGGCTTTTGAGAAGTCACCGAAGATCAAGTTATTTTTAGTAGCACTTGCAATAAGTCCCATAGCATCAACTGCACTAAAGCCATTGAAACTACCACCTTCGATAATGTAACGACCACTACCAGAATCTTTGGATGTACCCTCTAAAGTAGAGTATAATTCTCCACCTGCTACTAATCTTGGATTAATAAACTGCGCAGATTTTAAAGCACCCTTTAATTTCAATACATCTTTGTAAGTAAGTACTTTAGCAGATGCTCCAGAACCATAACCAGTTAATGTAGCACCACTCAATGCTACAATATCATCAAATATTCTTTTAGCTACTGCTGCATCAATTGAATTGATCATATCTGCCATTAGGGAGGGCATTGTAGCAGATTGTGCTAAAAACTCATTTGAAAATAAAGATTTCCCTTGTATTCTCTTTGCATCAATAGAACCAGTACTTTCAGCACCTTGACCATCAGAAACTGCTGAACCTTCACCTAAGAATTGAGCATTAAATCCTTCACCAAAAGTTAATTTCATTGCAGCAGAAAGATTATCATATTGTGTAACACCCAATTGAGATAATACACCTCTATCAGCAATATATTCTACTTCACTTGAAGCAATTTCTGAATAGTGTGAACTATTACCTCCTTTTGTGAAGCTTCTTAATATCTTTTCTGGTACAATTAAACCATTACCAGAAACACCCACATTACGGTATTCATTCAATCCTTCCTCGTGCATTTCTTTTTCAAAACCTTCTAATCTATTACTTCTAGATTCTTGAATTGCTTTAGCTAAATCATATCTTGATAATTCTTTATCTTCGTTACTTCTTTGATCTTTTTTCATTACTTTCTTAATATCTTCTAATTTTCGAGCTTCTGCAAACTCAGCATCTTTTATTTCTGCTTCCAAATCTTCTACTTCACTTTTTAAAGTATTCCATTTAGTTCTTTCTTCCGTGTTCTTAACACTTCTTTCTTCTTTTTCCATTACAGCTACAATAGCATTTAGTTCTTCTATCTTGCTTGCTCTCTCTTGTTTTATTTTATTAATATCCATTTTTTTAATTTAATTCTAATTCTAATTTGATTTATTATTCTAATAAACGTAATTTTTATCTAAGCTTCATTAACTCTAAAAACATTTTATCTAGCTCACGTTCATTAATTACTTCTTCTTCTTCTACACTTTCAGCTTTCACTTCTTCTTTATCAACATAATTATTTAAACTATCGTGAAATATTTCAATCACCTTGTCTAATATTTCAGCTTTTATTTGCTCTTTTAATTCTGCTTGTGTTAATTCTGTTTCTTCTTCTACAACATCATCAGCTTCTTCTAGTTTTCTTTGCGCCACTGCTACATCTGTATTGGAATAACTAGCATTAACGACTACGCTAGCATCAAATAAGCCACTAATACTAGATATATATCTTGTATGGTTTCCTTCTTTGTCTTTCTCCCAACGTTCACCTTGTTTATCTACCGTAAACACAAAGCTATTTTCGTATAAATTTCCTGCTTGAATGTTACTATATACATCTCTATTTAGTGTTGTATCTGCTAATTCTGCCTTATATTTAAGCCCTTTTTTATCTACACTTAATTGCAAAGTATTAACACCTTTAGCAGGGTTAAACCTTGCCATTACTTCATTACCATTGTGTTGGTATGTTAACAATACGTCTATATCTTTTCTTTTTAATACCTTATCAAATGCAGTTCTTTCAATTATTTCGTTAAACATTTTACCATTTTCAAAAATCAATTTACTTCTTTGGTTGAATACACTTGCATAACCTTCAATAATCATTTTACCACTATTAGCATCTTTAAATGCTCTCATTTGTAAATCATTTTTATCTAGTTGTATATATCTCTTTTCCTTATTTATCATCTTTGTTATTATCTTTTATTACTATTCTTTTATTATTAACTTCTTTAGTTATCATCATCTTCACACCTTCATCTGTGATATAATAAGCACGTGTTTGTTTCTTATTGTTCTTGCTTTTCATCATTACCTTCTTCTTCTTTTTTTACTCCTGTATGCTTTGCTAATAGTTGTTTAATAGTATCTTCATTAATCATTTCTAAAGGAAATGAAGATTGCATTTGCGTATAGTGATAATCACCATTTTCAAATGTTGGATTTCCTAATATTCTATTAGCTTCGTTTGGAGATAGTAAGCCAGCGTTCTTTTGTTTTATAGTTCCATCTACTTTTGTGCTATAATCAACTTCTACTAGGCTATCCGTATTAAATTCAATTGTTACACCACCATCTTCTTCTGCATCTGTAAGTAGTTTTCTTTCAAGCTCTTGTCTGTACATTTTAATAATGTACATTAGAGTATTTGTTTTGAACTGTAATCCCATTTGCTCAATACTTAAACTATTACCTTCCATACCCAACATAAAAGCAGGTACACCATATAATGCAGCAATTTCTTGTTTTGCAAAGTTCATCGATTCCAAGACTTGACTATCTTGTATAGAAGAAGTAGGTGCAGGTAATAGTTTAAAGCCAGCAGGTAAAACAGGTGTTTTTTTGTTGTTCATTGTACCACTATATTCTTTTTTCAATTGGTCTACTGAAGCCTTAGCATTGGTTGTATTAAAGTTGCTTATATCACTACTAATATATTTATCTATATTCAAATTATTTCTATAAGCGTTATTTAGTGTTAACTTACCTTGAAATATATTCTCGACTTCAAATTCCAATGCCTTTACTGGATTCAAACCGATTATACCACCATCATCTGCCGTAAACTTGAAATGCAATATATTATTATTCATAACTGGTTTATCATTCACTAAAAAATACAGTTCACCACCTTCTACTTTATAACCAGTAACATCAGATGGATGAATTATTTCCAAATTTGATACAGCACCTGCATTATTTCTATTTATTAGTGCATAGGCATTACCGTAGTGATTTCTATATTTCTCTAAGGTTGCAAAGAAGGTAGTACTGGTTGTATAGTTGTTAGGGTATTTCTTTAATAACATATATAAATAATGTTCTTTGTGTTTCTGTTTACCATCTGCACCAGTTACATATACTTCTAATGGCATCTTAGCAATTGATTCACTTAGTACCTTCTCGCAGGTTAGTAGTGTTGTAAGAATATCATTATTTCGATCAAATGACCTATTAACATTATCATTAAAACCAGCAAAATCTGGTCTTATAATTACACTTTTTGTTAAAATATTTTGAAGTATTCCCATTAATTAATCTCTTTTGATTAATAAACGTAAATTAGATACTTAACCCTTCATAATTAAATTGCTCGCCTTCATATTCTACTTTAAAGTATACCGCTAAAGCACATTGTATTGCTACAACACTATCTATACTACTTTTAGATTTTTGCTTTTGAGCTTTGTAGTTACCATTGGTATCTACATATAACTTCACATTTGAGAATTGCCACTTACTACACATATTATCTATTACTACATCTTCATTAATAATAATCTTCTCAACAAATTTTAGTGGATAGTTTAACGTTTTAGCATTTTGTGCAACTGGTGTACACTCCATACCTAAATTATCTTTTACCATCTTTACTAATTGAAGTGAATTAGCTGCATCATAACCAAAGTTTACTATGTTATACTGCTTCGATAACTCATTTATTTTATCAAATATAATATCCAAATCCATTATTTCAGAATCTTGTACAATTAGTTCACCACTTGCTATAAATGGTGTTAGGTCTTTTCCATTAGTATTAATCTTGTTAGTTGATGTTTTCCAATTCCAATTTTTAATTATATACTTCTCGTGTTTTTCTGTAGGTGGAAATACTAAAGAAATTGCACTAATATCTACATTACTACTAAAGTCTCCACCTAAATAACAGGTTTCACCCAATA